CACCCGTCTTAAAATTTAGAAATGCGTTTAAAGCTACTATTACAGCGTCAAGCGTAGCACCATAAGGAGCGCCTGCTGCGTCTAGTACATCGTCAAAACTGTCCACAGTACAGATAAGTGTCTCATGCACTACGTCAGTAAATACAAGGCCCTGACCTTGTACCATCGCTTGCACTCTACCAGTCGGAGTTGAGACAGTGAAAAAGTCCGGATCGTCAGACTCAAATCTTAGCATAGTCCCATCTAAGTAGAGTTTTACTTTTTTTAATACCATATCGGTAGAGTTGAATTATTTTGAAATTTATGTTTATTCTTTTTGCAATCGTCACAGAAGTCCTCTGGCTTATAGCCGTAGACTATGTATTTATCTTGATTCTCACAAAGATAGTCCTGTACTTCTTTAGTGAGAAAAGTAATGTTATCTTTTAGCCTGTCTGCTAGGTATCGCATCTCATTGCCTTGAGCAGCGTTAGCGTTTAGGCTGGTAGGCGTCTGCACTCCCATGCTAGTCATTTGAAAGTGCGTATGAGGCAAAGACTCGTTAATCAATGCCCATGCGATGAGATTAAAAAGCTTGCCATTTATAAACAATGCCTCTAGGTCTGGATCAGCAGGAAACATGATCTGTATAGGAGGGTAGGCTGCGTTATAGCTGACGTCATTAGGGTTTCTGTTGTCCTTAAGTGACTGGAATAAGCCTTTGCCTAACGTGTCTCTTATATACTTACTCTCTGCTAAGTCTATGTATGGGCCTAGTAAAGTAGGATCGTATTGAGTGTCAACCGGCGCAACTCTCAAAAAGCCGCCTGTCACAATCTCTCTAGCTCTTATAAAAGTCTCCATTTATTTCCGTTTAAACCAATTAAAAAATCTACGCATTGCATTTAGCTGCTGAGGCTCATCTAGCTCAATCATCTCCTCTGCTCTTATCTCTTCCTGTGCCTCGTAGCCTATAAGCTCGCGCCCTTCGTTTACAGATATAAGCTTATTGACATCTAAGTCCCCCTTATAAGAAACTGGTACAATGTTCTTAAAGTCTAGCTCAATCTCTTTAAGCCAAGGTTTGTTTTCATACTCAGCCACAGTGTCCAGATATGGCTTAACAATCTTTTTAAGGATTGTCTGCTGAATCTCGAATATTTCAGTATTGTATAATAGCTCGAACTCAGATCTAATCTGCTGATTATTGCCTAACTGTCCAGGAGTAGCTTGAACTAGTGACAGAGGTACACCCATGCCCACAGCTATAAATTCCTTGCAGAGAGTTGCAAGCTCCATAAAAAACCCTTGATAGCTTGTTTCTGTAGGGATCCATTTAGTCACTAGGTCTGGATTCTCTGAGATTTGGAAAATAACCTTAAAGTCATTGCCTGTGTTGGTCATCTTCTCACGCATGTCGTGAATGTATTGCTTTTTCTGGTCGTCTGTTAAGTCTCCAAACATTTGCAAGATACCAGAAGGAGTAAGCCCATTTTGGAACTTACTGACATTAAACTTAGCAATTCGATACTCTAACTCTACCCAGTGTTTTGCTCCTATCCAATCCGGCAAACCCCAAAAGTAAAATTCTGGGCTGTACTGCTTAGCGTGTAGCATACTTGACACTATGCCTGGATCTTCTAGCTGCTCATCTTCGTCTAACTCTCCAGCAACATCTGTGTAGCTATAAACATCCTCTTGATTAAAAGAGGGGTAAGCTGGCACATTATGAACGTAGCTAGGCAAGTACTCCCTTTGTGCTAGTTCTGCTTTCTCTGCCTCAGTGAGAGACGCAAAGCTATTGTTTAAGATATATGGCACAGTTCCCCAGTCTTGAGAGATACCATAAAAACGGGTCTTTAGGTCTCTAGATCTGTAGGGCCTTACAAAATTAGTGTGTTGATGAGTAAGATATACTATGTTTTCTCCTGCTGCTGGTATCACATCTATCTGACCGTAGCAATTACCAAACTGCTTGAAGTCATAAGCTGACTTTCTACATATCTCTAGTATAGTCTCATTGTCGTGGTTAACTCTAGTTAGAATTTCCCAAAGTTCTGTTTTTTGCTCATCGCTCAACTCTACTGTAACCTCTTCCCCTAAGACCATGCGTTTATCTTTGACAGTAAACCCGTGTCCTATCGTGTAGGTCGCAATCTTGTTAAGTACTGCCTGTGCAGTAGCACTGTTCTGCACTAAAGCATTAAGATGCTCCAACTCGCCTACCTCTATAAAAGGTATGTAGTCATATACATCAAAAGCCGCTCTATAAGTCTCTGACTGCTCCCTGTATATATCTTGAGGCCGTACAACTGAATCAATACGGCCTGCTGAAATATGAAAGGTATTATAAGTCTGACTTTTAAAGCGCTCAGGGTTTCTCTGTCTAGACATTTATTTTAGTTTTGTTCCTCTGAATCTTCGTTTTTTGCTTTGGCCTTCTTAGGCTTAGCTACTTTGGGAGCTGCATCTTTGACTAGCTCCTTAAGCTCTTCAATGGTATGGTCAAAAATACCTACAAGAGTCTTATAATTCTTTGGATTTAGGAGGGTGCGCTCAATGTAAAATTTAAGCTCAGACTGTGACCAGTCTTTAAGTTGTTTGTTGCTCAGCTGCGTCTTGCCTCTCATGGTTTTAGTTGCCATGATAATAGTATAAGTTTCAGCTTGCTTTTTTACTTTAATCATTATGAAAATTTTAAAAACAGCCCCCCAGAGTAGAGAGGCTGATGGCTAAGAAAAATCAAACTTATGGCGCTGGAGTGATAGGAACACCAGCTGCGCCTGGAGTAAACGTAGTTTTCAAACCGTCTAGAGTCGTAGTACATACGATCTGCAAAGTGAACTGGTTAGGGTCTGTCAAGTTTGCACCAGTGACAGTCTGAGTCCCAGAGCCCAAACGAGCATAAAGGTCCTCTAAGAATCCCCAAGTTACAGTTTCACCGCTATTTTCTTCTGCGATACAAACAATACCACAACAAGACTGCTTACCCATCTCTAAGATAAGGTCGCGTACGTCTTGATTCCAACAAGATCCAATGCCCTCAAATGTTTGAGTGACCGACTGAGTACAGCCATCATCTGAGACCTGCACATCCTCTGTAAGCTGCTTAGTGTTAACTTTCAGCTTGATCTCATAAAAATTTGTACCTGTGTCCATGACATAAGCATCTACCTCGCCATTAGCTCCAAAAGTGATACTAACAATATCCTCTTGATTAGCTACCCAGAGGCGACGAATACCACCCGGACACGTTTTAGAGCAATCCGCTCCAGCAAAGCCTTTTGTTATAGCTCCCATTTATATAGAGTTTATTTATTCAAAAAATGTAGGGGGCTTAGCCCCCTTTTATGTTATTGTCCTACAGAGATCAACTGAGGGAAAACAAAGTTCGTGTCAATTACATACTTGTAATCAACATACAAAACTTTAGTACGAGGCTCTAGATATTGGCTAAAGCTCGCGTTTCCGTTTGCTGTTGGAGTCATATCCGTTGCTAATACCAAGTTGTTCAACGGAGTGTAGAGAATGTAGTTAGCATTGTCTTGTCCAAAGTCAGCAGACTGGATCTGGTCCCAACGATCTTGCACAATTACAGGGACTCCGCGATAAGTCGCAGCGATACCAGCTTGAGGCTCATTGAATACGTTGATCAATCCATTGGTCAAAGCATTGTCCTCTAGATAGTCAATGATTTTTAACCACATATTCCCAGATATGTAGATACGCTTATCATTTGCAGCGATCTGGCGAAGCTCAGCAGGAGCATCGCGGTAAACATCGCGCAAGAAGTTAAACGCCTGAGTAGGGGTTAAGTCTACGCCTGTCAAGGTGTTTGTCACGTTTCCAATAGTCCCGTCTAAGATAACAGGCTGTAAACGTGTCCAGATACCATCTGCCCAGTTGTAGTCTGCGTCTGTGCTGTTTGAATCTCCAAACCATGCTACACGCTCCATGTCACGACGAGCTGCAATACTCAATTGAGTAAAGATAAGGTTCAACAACTCTCTACGAATTTGAGGATTCCCTTGAGTTGTGTACAATGGTGCTAAGTAGTCGTAGTGCGTGTTCACTAGCTCCTCATAACACCACTCAATTCCACCCTGTGCATACTTCACCTCAATAGTGCGCTCAGATAAGCTAAACTTACCAGGGTATTGAGGATTACAGTGCTGCGCTTTGCGAGTGATTTTGTCAAGCTGCTCCATCAATCCTAAATTTACTTTTCCTGCGTGTAAGTTTGAAATTACACGAAAAGTGTTGCGGATTGATTCGTCAGTGATTGTAGGCTGCAAAAATATATCAATAGTTTGCTGCTTATTCAAGTCTAAATTTAGACTGATATTAGTAACTGCCATTTTGTGATATTTTAAAATGAGGCAGAGCCTCCCAACTCTGCCCTCGAATTTTCAAAAATGATTAAACAACAACAACAACGACCTCAGCAAAAGAGCCTTTTGCCTGTCCCTCTGTTGTAAATTCTACGCGATACACATAACTACCAGGAGCAAGTGTGCCAGCGTTTATAAATTGAGCTTTTCCATCTGCTCCGATTACTGCCGTTCCTTGACTTACTCCATCTTGGAAGATCTCGAAAGTTAGACCAACAGCCGCAATAGCTGTGATGTCAACAGTAACTTGATCCGGACCAACTGAGTAAGCAGCCTCTAGGTCGATCTGCATACCTGCAAGAGTCGTGTTCAATAGATCTGCAGTGTTCACGATTGTCCCAGCGCTGAAAGTTCCAACATCTAAGAGAACCTCATAAGATAAAGTTCTGTTGTTGTCGTCGAGAGTTACGCCTGCTTTCTCTCTGTAGATGATTCCTACAGCTATAGGCAAATTGTTGTTATAACTCAAGTCGATTTGAGAAGTGTCTAAAACCTCTCCTCCTGTTGGGCCTACATAGTCAAGAATAGCCTGTTCGCCTTTTGCGTTAGATACTACAAAGTTCAAGATCTCGTACTGGTCGAAATCTCCGCTTAATAGTTCAAACTCAACTGATGCTCCACCAGCTGCAACGTCAGCAGAGAACGTAGGAAAACGCTCTGCATGGTAACCACTAGGGTCTAACCCACGCAATTGCAATGCACCACTGAATGACTTAACACCTGGGTTAACTCTACGCTTTTGCTGCTGCTTTTGATTGATAATATTCATTAGTCAAATGTTTTGCTTTAAAAAAATTTGTTTTCCGACTACTTACCGAAGTAAGAGCCTAAGCCATCAACTACAGCCTGAGCAAATCCGTCGTTTTTGTTGACGATCTCATCTAATGCCCTGTCGCGGTTGGTTGTGGTAATTTCTTTTTTCTTTCCAGATAAAGCTTGAGTCTTAGCTTTGTGCGTCATTGCCTTCATGCGAGCAAGCTCTTCCTTGAGTGCTTTGATCTCGTCTACTTGTGCAGTCTGCTCCGCTGCTACCTCAGCTTTCTCCTCCTCTTTGTGGCCTTTGTCCTCTTTCTTTTCCTTCATGCCCATAGACTCCGCTAGTGCTAGCAAGTCCTCTTTAGACATCTTTTCTTCTTTGCTCTCTTCGCTCATCTCGACAAGCTCTAAGCCCATCTCTTTGGCCATTTCCATTAACTCCTCCTTTGTCATATTGTCCTTTTTCATTTCTTCATTTTTGTTTTCAATAATAGAATCCTCTTTATCATAGTCCTCCTCACACATATTTTCTGCCTCGGCCTTTGCGCCTGTGAAAAATGCTTTCATGTGGTTCATGAACTTAGATAAAAAACTTTTTGACTCCTCAGTATCAACTGGGAGTTCTGTATTGTTCTGCTCTTGCATCTCAAATGTTTTTATGTAGTTGGTGAATTGTGCAGGAGTATTTTTATAGTGACTAGCCATAGCCGCAAAACTTCGCGCGGTCTTTTCGGTCATATAGTCACCCTCAGCAATCCCATCGGCTAAACCTACAGCAACCGCTTCCTTAGCATTGAACCACTTTTCTGCTGCCATCCACTCTCTAAGCTGTGTCTCCGTCTCTTCTCTGCTGCCGTTGATCAACTTGTCATTAGACTCAATCAAGTCCACATAGTTAGAAACTAAAACACCGTCCATATTATCTAATATGTCGGCCTGGCTCCTTAAGTCGTCAGCTGTACCACCTAGCCCACTAGATGGCTTATGGATCATAAAGAATGCGTTTTGTGTAAGCTTACGTTTGCCTGGAGTCCCTGCTGCAAAAATCATAGTTGCAATGCTGCCCACTATCCCAGTCCCAATGATCTCAACGTCTGCACTGTGCGCTCTAAGCATGTCAGCCATAGCAAAGCCCTCGACGACAGAGCCGCCCGGACTTTTTAAAATTATCTTAAGATCTTCTCCAGATCCAATCTGAGCCTTAACATCGTCTAAGCTCATCATTTTTTCACCAGTCCAAGGGTCGACACCTTGACCAACTGGCTTATCTAGATAAAGCTCTGTTTTATTTTCCTGTTGCTGTTTTTCCACTTGTTCTACTTTTCTAATAGCCCAGTTGACTCCCTCAGTTCCTCCCCATGCGTCCCACATGATACGGCCACAATTAGCCTGCCCATCTGCGTCCTCATAAGGATCATCTTTGTACTGCTCAAATCGCTGGAAATTAGCCATACGCTTAACAGTATCAAATGAAATAGGCTTGCGGTCTGCTAGCTGTCGAGCGCGAACCCAACCAACTTGCGTACCACAGCCGCCCTTATCATCGTTGTCCTCCTTATAGTCAATAGCTCGCTGAGCGTTTGTACTAGCGGCTTTAGGGTAGTCATTAAAGCTTTCCATTAAAACAATCGTTTAACTCAATTATACTGCCTTTTTAGCTTAATTTACTGCAAAGGTCTGCACTAAATACTAAACCTACGCTTGTGCACTAGATCCCACATAGTACGGACAGATATATCATACTTAGCAGATAGCCTGTGGATGAGGCTGGCTTTGCTTTGCTCATTATATTGTTCATAAAATTCCCTCATCGCTAAGTATTGAGATAGCCTTTTACTATCTAATAGCTTAGAGTCGATTAAATAGCCTGCTATATTTTCAATAGTCAAATACTTACCTTGTAGGGCATCGCATAGCGCCTCTGTTAATTCTTCTTTAAGCTTCTCCATTTTCTAAGTTTAGTCCATAAGTTTCATAAGTCAGCGCAGCTCTAAACATTCTGTGTTTAACTTGCTGCATACAATAGCCACAAGTTTGCGTACCATCCCACCCTCTGCATAAATATGTTTTATACAGATCAAACAGATAGTTTGTATATTCATGGCCCTTGACTAGCTTCATTGTTTTGCGTAGCCAAGGTAGCATTTCTAGCAATTGCTCTCTGTGTTCTAATGGGATAAGGTAAAACTTTTGCTCCAGTTCGTTCATTAGTCTAAAATTGTACGTTTTCTAATTCGTTCTTGGTTCTCTCTATCTTCGTCGAGGTCGTCAGTAACTAAAATGACCTCTTGATTATTTATGATTTGTGCAAGCGATCCGGCTAAAGCTTGCACAGAGTCCGCTTGGACTGTGTTTATGTTTGTAATCGTAGGAGTAGGAGACACGCCGCCAATAAACCCACCCTCTGCAAATTTCTGGGAGTTGATCCTTGTTAGTAAAGGCAAGTTTTTAGCAGTTGCTCTCTTATTCACTATAAACTCTCCACCCTCAGCCTCAAAACCTACTTGACCACCTACGGCAAACTTAACACCCCCTTGAGCGTG